AATGCAAATGTATCAACAGCCATGAATGGATCTGTTCTTGCATTGTCATTAAAAGTAGGACTAATATCATCAATTGATAATACTCTATTACCTACAGATTCAGTGTAATCTTTAAGATCTCTAGAAGTAAAAACTATTTCATCTGAAATTATTTTACCATCAATTTCTTCATTCTTCTCACGAGCTAGATCAAAGTCAAATACAGTATTTAAACTAATTGGTTTTACTAAAGCTGTGATGACATCAAAACTACTTCCATCTTGAGTGGTTGATAATCCAGCACTAACATCATTCTTTAAAACTAAATCACTAAACTTCTTAAATCCTGCAGTATGATTTAATGAAGATACAGCATCTTTCCATTTAGCAATTTCTACTTCAGACTTAATTGAATATGAGAAGTACTGATAATAATCACTATCAAATAATCTTTGCTCATTATCATTTAAGAATCCAAAGTTATTTTTCCATCCCTCCTCAACTATTGAGGAAGATTGTATATCATATAAAGACTTATAAGAAATATGTTCAGTAACAGTTGCTTTAGTACCTGAAGCATCTCCAACAACTTCATCTCCCACTTTAAAATCGCTAGCAGAAGAAACTTTTAAATAACCATTCAACATGTTAAATGATTGAAGAACTCCTACTGCTGTATTAGATTCTAAAGTTTCTCCAACATCAAATTGATTTCCCTTTAAAGTTGTTTTAAAGAGGGGGAAATCTTCTTCTCTAATAACTCTACCTATAGATGCTGAATTATAAGTTCCTGGAATTTTTCCACTAGGAATAACTCCAGCTAAACTATATGTTATACTTCCTAAAGTTCCTCCAACATTAGGATCAGTAGCTAGTATTTCAAATAACTTATATTCATAATTTGCAGAATTATATCCACTACCTGTACTTCCTACTCCAACACTAACACCCTCAATCATTACCTTCTTACCCACCTCAAATGGATAATCATCTAAAGAACTATAACTAACACCAATAGATATTGTTGCTCTTTGATTAGATTCATTATAATCTGCAGAAGCAATGTTAACTCCATTAGAATTGCCAGTAGGAAGAATGGTAGGTTCAACTTTATTTAAAACTCTAGTATTCTTTAAAACAGTAACATTCTCATCACCTAATTGATAGGTTAAATCTATATCACCAACAACTTTATTAGTTGAACCATCTAATACTACTAATCCTGGAGCATCTAGATAATTATTTCCTGTAGAAGTAATTCCAATATTATCAATAGAAGAAAAACTATCAACTTTAATTAATTGAGGAATTTGAGCTTCTGGTTTAAGAGTCTTATCTGCAGGATAATCAAATCCAATATCTTGAATATCTATACTTGCTATTCTACCAATACTAGAACTTCTTGGTTCTAATATTGCATCCTTACCCAAATCAGACACAATAGTGCTAATACCTGGAAGAGTTCTATACTCCCTTCCAGAACTTAATATCTTTACATCTTCTATAGATCCTTTAGCAGTACTACTATAAGTCTTATAAGAGAATTCTCCATCATCATTAGAATATTGTAATTTCTTAGGAGCACTAGGTATTGCAATATCAAAAGTAGTAGTCCCTACAGATACAACAGATTTAATTCCATTTAACGAATTTTTAAATAAAACACTACCATTAGAATTTGTAATATTCAGAGTATCTCTAATTATTTCTTTTTTAACTTCCTTATTGGATAAATCATTTACAGGAACTAAATTGTAATATAAAGATTGAGTTATTTCATTAAGATTTTTTATAGTTAACTTTGCATTAGCATCTACACCAATTCTTCCAGATGAACTTACATTAAAATCATCACTCTGTCCTGATGAATAGAATATATCATTCATATTATCATCAGTATAAAGAACAAAATCAAATGCACTATATTGCACATCATCAGCAGCATCATTAAAGAAAGATAGTGAAGAATCTGATAGATCAAATTCAACTTGTTGATTTCTTTCTAAATTTAATTGAGGATTGATAGGAGAAATAGTACCAGCATGAGCACTAGTAATATTAATTACTTTAGGATAAGATCTTAAAGATTCCTCATATTGATTTGATAATTTAATAGTATCTTCATCTACTACAAATACATAATATATTTGATTTTCTGCTAACCCACCAGATGTAGTAATACCAATAACCTTTTGTCCAGTGATATATTCATGTCTAGGTATTGTAATAGTACTATTAGTAGTGTTAACATCTCCTGAAACAAATGTTCTAGGATTGATAACTAATCTTCTATTATAATCATTATATGCTACATTAATAGTAGTTGATATTCCAGGTAATGCAGTCACTTCTACAGCATCATTAGCTAAAAGACCATGAGTAGAAGATGTAGAGACTGTTGCTAAAGATCTCTTAATTGCACCACTCAATACATTACTATAATTGGTTTCAAAACTATGATATAGACCTGTTCCAAATCCAGTAAAGTATAAAGTGCTTTTATCTTTAGTAGTCTCACTAATACCCTCAAAAGATCCAGTAGCTCCCAATCCAACTCTAATGGTTGCAATTCCAATTAAATCTTTTGATATAGGAGCAGCAAATAAAGTTTGACCTTGTGCTAAGGTAAACTCCATAGTTCCATCAGTAGAAACGCCAAGAGCAGTTCCATCATTAACTTTATAGGTTAAAGTATCACCCATTTCAAGTTTATGATCTTTAATGAAAATTGACTTAGTAGGAATGTAAATCTCACTTATACCAGTTCCTGGATTTGAGAAAGAAATAGTAGTTCCAATACCAACTCCAGAAGCATTTCCTAATGCTACAGAATCACTAGGATTGAAATAAAATTCTCTATTTAATCTTAAATCTAATGTGTTAGGAGTAATAGCACTAAATGTAAACTCTCTAGGTTTTTCTTCTATCAAAGAAGTTGCAGTATGAGCAGATCCTATTGTAGATTGATGATTTCTAAGAACTCTTATTCTTCCTAAATCTTTTTCTACATTTAAGACCTTTACACACTCAGTTCCTATTCCTAAAACATCATTAGGAAGAATATTCAACTTATCAAATTGCCCATCTATATTAAAATAAGTAGTAAGACCAGTAGCTCCTGCAGAACTTATCCCTACATTTAATTTAAATCTACTAGTTCTTATACCTATAGGTTTACTAATATTATTAGCAAGAACTCCTGTGCTCAATCCACTAATAGTAACAAAATCCTTTGTATTAAAATTATGAGGTAATGTAGTATATCCTATAAATTCTCCTACCTTATTAGAAACAATAAATTCTACATTTGAGAAGTTTGTATTAGCAATACTAACATTACTAATAGTTTTTCCTCCAATACAATGCACAGAAGCTTCTGCACCATATCCACTAGTTCCGTCATCATTGAATACTACAATATCATTAACTTTATAATTAGATCCTCCAGTTTTAATTCCAACTTCTTCAACTACACCTGTAGATGTTTGTGTTACAAAAGTTTTTTGCTGCCTAATAAAATTAGGATTTACTAAGAAATCATAAGTAGATTTACTAAACAAGAAATTATAAACATTAGTATTTCTAACTAAATTGGTATTATTTAAATCAATCTCATTTTGATTTGAAAGATAATTAAAATTATATTCTATTAGTTCTGACTTATAAGAATTTCCTATAAAATAAGGGAATACTGGTCTATTGAAATTTTTAAATGATCCCTCAGAATCAAAGGTAGTTGGATTAATAGTGGCAAAATAAGCATACACTCCATTTGGATATTCTGGAGTCTTACAGAATCTTCCATTATGTTCATCTAAATCTTTATCAGCTTGATATGAATAATCCTCAACAAAAAATCCATCAGAATATACTTGTTCTCCTGCTACTGTAATAGGATTAGGTCTCTCTGATGATATTGAAACTGAATATCCAGATTCTAGAATTTTTATAGGTCCACCTGAGTTAGTCCTATATCCATATGGACCATAGATTGGAGATCCATCATATGCCCATCCAATGATAGGAGAATGATCACCAGAAGTTTCTTCTTGAGCATTAATATTGAGAGTTAAATCAGGAGTAAATATTTCCTTATCACCAACTGATTTTTTAACATAAGTAGATTGTCTTAATTTTCTAGGAGCATATGCATGAGAATATTCTAATTGATATTGGTCACTAAATCCATTACTTACAATACCATCATCAGATGTAATTTGATCATTTTGAATTAATCTTTGAACATTGTTTATAGTCCAAGTTTTTATATTAGAATAGAACTTAGCACCTTGCCCATTTGAAGTAACTTTAATACTTGAATTAAAAGAAGTATACCCAATTCCACTATGAACTACTTTTACAGATTCTACACTTCCAGCTTGCAATATTGGTATTAATACAGTTCCATTTCCATCTCCTACCATAGATAATTCAGGAGGAGAGTTATATTCTGAACCACCATTTAAAACTAATACATCAGTTACCTTTCCACTATTATTATCAACAAGAGGAAGTAATTCTGCATTCTTACCAGTCTTAAGAGTAATGTCAGGTTGTCTATTATAGTTAATAATATCTGCTGATCCATATGTAGAACCACCATGTGGAACATATACAGATTCTATAGATCCTTTAACAATTGGTCTTAACTGTGCTTGGAAATTTTGACCAGTAAATGTAGATACTCCTATGTTACCATCTACTGTTACTGTGATTGGAGGATAATTAAATTCATGATCTCCAGTTCCACCAGTGAGTAAATTTACATATTCTTTATTTCTTAAATACTGAGTTGCTGCAGTAGATCCTACACCAACAGCAGATAATCTAAATGAATTTCCATCAACATCTGAGACATAGTAATCAGTCTGTGTTGTCAATCCTGAAATAGGATTTACAGACTTAGTATCATATCTTAATTTCTCTCCAGTCCTATATCCATGATTAACAATATTAATAGTATTGGTTGCAGTATTAATACCAGCAGAAGTGATAGAAGTTAATCTATTTCTATAACCTATACCAGAACTAGCAATACTTACAGAACTAATAACTCTTTTCTGATTAGCACACTCTAATTTATGGAGACCAGTTCCATAAGCTGTAAGATCTATAGGGGAGAGTCCATCCACAGCATCATCATATTCTTTATGTAAAGTTACTGTGGTAGCACTTTTAACACAACAATAGTATGCAGCATCAGTAGTCAATCCAGCAATAGCAGTTTGACCCTCTGGATTGTAAGTAACTAATTCTCCATCTGCAAATTTATGGAAAGTTGAGAATCCAATAGTATTGTTAGTAAGATTTACTAACTCACCATCTTCTGTAGAATTAAATTCTGGACTATGATCTTTTAGAACTAGGTTTGGATATACAACACATCCAATTCCATTTCCTCCAGATACTTTTAATGTAGGAGTAGTAATATAATCAAATCCACCATCAACCACATCAATCCTTTCTAAAGAACCTTGAACTTCAGCAAAAGCTGATACACCAGATCCTACGGGATCTGTAATAGTAACTAAAGGTGGATTTATTAAATCATAACCACTTCCTTCAGCAGTAACAGAAATATTCTGTACTGGACCATAATGAACCTGATCATTTGATTTATAATTAAGAATTTCAACACCATTAATCAAAATACCAGTTTTTCCTGTTGGGGTAGGATAAGCTATAGGAGAAGAAACTGGAGGTTGAATCTTTCTTATTAAATTTTGAGATAATAATGATTTATTAGCAAAAATTGCCAATTCTAATCTATTATCAACTACACTACCACTAAGACCTATGTAAGTCTCACTAGAAACATTAGAAAGACTTCTTGCTAGCTTAATAGTATTAATATCTACTTTTTTAACAAAATATTCTTGTTCTAATATATCTAATTTATTATCATCCCCACCAGAAATATATTTTACTTTTTCACCAGTAAGCAATCCGTGATTAGGTATTGTTATGTCAGTATTATTAATAAAAACACCAGAAAAATAAAGTACAGTATCTCTAATGTCTAAATCTTCATTAAAGTAATCTGGAAATGATGAAGAAGCAATATAAACACATCCATCATCATCTACATAAGAATTTTGAACATTTGTAGTGTATATACTTGTATTGGGATAATTACTTAAATTTGCTTTAGATAATAGTCTTTGAATTCTATAAGATGCTAAAAGAGATAATTCTCCAGCACCTTTTATTAAAACTTCTTTAGAACTGATTAAAGATATAATAGAACATTGTATACCATTAATAAGAGCACTATCTCCTACTATAAAAGAATGATCATCAAAAAGATTTAACTGATAAGTAAAGTTTGATTGGTCAATAAGTTTTATAGATTCTACATCATAGGTAGTAGAAATATTATAAAATAAAGATTTTGAAACAGTATCATCTGGTTTAGACCCTAATCCTCTAGGTTCTATAACATCTCCAATTTCATTGTAAGTAGCTGTATTTAAATTTAAATCTAAATCTTTTAAAACACCTGTTACTCTAAGCTTAACTATATTAGCAGTGCCTACTCCAGAATACCCATAAGCATAGGCATTCATTTTAAGATCTTGAGTAGAATCTATACTTCTAGTAACTCCAGAACATCCAAAAAACTGAGTTAATGATTTAGATTTATACTTTATAGTAGAAGAAGTGCCATCATCAAAATTAGCTATTAAAGATCCAGTTGTACTAAATCCAACAGTAGAATCTACAGTTAATACAGTTCCCCCAATAGAAACATTATCTATTAATTTTGTATTAGGATGAATTGGAAACTCACCAGATACTTTTTCAGATACTTTATCATAATCAAGACTTAACATATAATATGTGTTATCTCCTCTCACAACAGGTTCTACAGCACTTACAGCAGCAGTTACACCTTGGAATCCATCTACAGCATCTTGGAATAAATTTCTATTAACAAGTTTTCTAGGATCTCCATCAATTGGTTCTACTATAATTTGCTGAGATATTTTATAATTTGATTCTGAAGGGATGAATAAAAAATCACGTGGCTTTAATATCTCTACATCTTTACCATAAAGAGCACGAAATAGAATTTCAAAAGATTGATCTGTTCCTTTAGAAGAATAAAAATCTTTTGATTGTTTAATAAATAATCTTTCATCAATATCACTAGAAAGAGCTCTTTCTTCAAAACCAGGAGTAACTTGTTTTTTTACTTTTTTAAAAAACTCTTGTAAGAAGCGAATACTTAAATTATTAACTACAGAACCTGAAGAATGAGTTGAAATACCAGATTGTGAAAATAAAAGTTCATCAGGTTTATTAGGACTCCTATACGATGTAATTCCACTAAATCCCCTTGAACATCCAGTGAAAGAATTAGTAGTAATTCCAGTATATGTTACAATCTCATTATTAATTTGAATTAAACCATAAGATTCTGGAAATCCTGTAGTAGATTCAACAGAAATTGAATTATCAGCAATACCTACGTTACTAGAAAGATTTGTAGAATCTATTAGGTCAGTTAACTCATCTATCTTTACATACTTATCCAAATTCTGCAAAACATCAAGAGTTGATCCTTGATTTTCTATAGCAGTATAATATTGTGCTAAGAATTCACCAGCAAGAGGAAAATCCGCTCTTATGAAATCTGGCAGTTGATTTTTAACAACTGAACTAATTTTGACTCTTGTATTTTCTGGCATTTATCCTGGTAAGAGGGATTAATATGTTGTAGTAGTAGACCCTATGATATATGTATCTGAGGAAGTGAGGGTGGTATTTAAAGCCTCATTTTCACTCATTCTTGTTATATTTCCATTAGTATAACTAGAAGTTGCTGTATACATATTACCAGCAGAATTTTCACCAGAAGTAATACTATCAGATATCATATCTATTGTACTATTCTTAACATCTAATTGTAAATACAAATCCTGCAATCCAATAACATCATTTGAGTTAGGACAAGCAGAAACTTCAATTATAGGAACATCTAGAACCTTTTTAGCTGTTCCCGTAATATTAATTGGTTTTAAAAGAATTTCAGCTCTTTCATAATCAATAGTTCCAACATTATTACTTACAACTATTGGACTATTGGCAGCTTGTAATCTAAAGAAGAATAAAGAACCTGTTCTACCATCTGCTTTAGGAATATCACTCAAATAAACAGTATCAGCTACTCCAAAAATATTAAACCCTGATGATTTAATATTATAACCATCATAACTCTTTATATAAAAAGGATTACCAAAACATAACTCATATTCTGCAACTTGATTTAATTTAGGTTTCATATCTCTTCTAATCTCAACTTTAGTAATATTAGAAGTTATAGAATCATTACTATTATCAATAATTCCTTGGAATTTACTATATTTGAATTTTGCACCATATTTATTCATATCTGCTGAATCTGCATATGAATTAATATTATTTGCTACTATAGTTTGAACTGCATTTGCATCAGGAGCTAAACTAGGATTATAATATGCATTTACATCCACTTCAACATACAAATATTTCAAATCTTGGATTTCTGTAATGATTCCAGCAACAGAATATTTCCTTAACATAGTTTTAAGGTTATTTTTTATGGAATCTGGTACAAAAGGTCCATAAAATGGTTTTATAGTGATAAAAACCTTTCCATATTGAGGAGGAGTCAATTCTTCACCTCCAAAAACTGAAACTGACTCAGCTTCAGGGTAAATTTTAGGAATTAATGCCTCATAATCAGCTGCAGTGACTGCTCTATTGAAAGTTGAGTAAATTTTAGGTGCAAAACGCTTAACTGAGTCAACAGATTCAATTGCTTTACCTCCTACAGACTCACTTACAGTAGAAAGTATTGAAATTCCTGTACTTACAAGATTATTATTGTTATCAACTATCCTTCCATTGAAATTAAAGGAAGAAATGCCATTTCCATCCTCTCCATTAGTGGTAATATAAGAAACATCAATATAATTCAGTGCTTTTAACTTTTCTCCAAAGACTCCATCACCAAAAATGAGCTCATATCTCTGATCATCTACTTCTTGGAGGAAATAAACCCTAGAAGTGTCTGTAACTTCAATTAAAGTATCAGAAAATACATATTTTTTAGAAGATGTGCTTGATTCAGTGTCTCTTACACTAACTTCTAAGGTAGAAGTATCAATATTTGCATTATCTAAGGTGTATCTTGATGGTGGAGCAGGGTTTGCTGCTGAAACAGTGAAATTTGAAGTTAAAAATGTCCCTTCATAGATAACAACATCCCTAAAAGTAGCAATTCCATCAACTACAGGTACTGTTATGTCACTTGGAATGGAAAATGAGTAACTTTCTGACCCAAAGACAGATGCAGAAGTGGTCACAATGCCCTTTCTAAGGGTCAGGGTGACAGGTTTAGTGGTAAAACCAGTAGTATTAACAAAAAATGAAATTATTGCCTTTGCTGCTGTCCTAGATCTGGGTGTATAACCTATATTACGTGCTAATGCTACTACATTTTCTCTCAAAGTAGCACTATCTATGAAAACCTCATTGCTAATCATGTTAGCATTGTATGAGGAGATGTAAGTATTGTATGCTAATACATCAATTATGTTAGAAAGATTAGATCCTTCAAAATCATAATCAGTAAAATCAGAATTTTCCCTCAAATAATCAGTAAGTGAGGTCTTTATCTGATCAAAATCTAGATCTGTAAAGTTTACTAATGCCATTTATCTTGTTGACTGTAGTGCAAAATTTAATTGTTGTGATAAAACATCAATTCCTATGATATCATAGGTAATAGTAACATCAAATTCATTATTATCATAATTAGGTTTCACTTGTACATCATCTAATTTAACTCTTGGTTCATATTTAATGATGGTTTCTTCAATTTCATCCCTTATGGCTGAAGCAGAAATCTCATCTAGGTTGTCAAAGAGTATTTCACTCACTCTTGAACCTAAATCTTCATTAAAAAAACGCTCACCTGGCACTGTAAGCACCAAATTCCTAATAGAACGTGCTATTGCTGTCCTATTTTTGACACTAATTAGGTCGTCATTAATAGGATTTACTTCAAAAGACATGCTAATGTCCTTAAATCCCCTACTAATCCTTTCTACAGGCATGAAACAACGGTAAATATAAGTTATTTATCATAAAAAAAGAGACCCTTAGGTCTCCTTCCTTATCTTCCTTGTCCTCTATACCTTTTTTTAGGTTTATTGGAACTAGTAGCAGCATACTTAGTGTGTTTTCCAGTTCCTTGACTTGTTTTCTTGGGTATGGTTTCTACAAACTCATTCCCAGAGAGAGATTTTCGCACAGGCATTAGTCTTCTTCCTCCTCTAGTTGTTTCATTACTTTATCAGAGATCGCCATCAGATTGGTGACGTGCTTAATATTATCAATAGAATGCATAATATCAGCAATGTGTTTACTTACATAAACCTCCTCATTCCTTGCGGCAAAGGCAAGAGCATTTCTTAGTGATGCTAGTGCCTCATCCAATGAGTCTTCTACTTGTTTTGATAGTGTCATTAGAGGTCTCCTAGATTACTCGTGTTTTCTCATGACCCACCCTAATACGAGGATCACACCATATCTCTTCACCACCTTCAATGGCATCTAAACAGAATGAGACATCTTCACCACACATATCTTGTACTGCCCCAGATTCAAAGACTTGCATCTTAGGAGCAAACCAAGG